TAACAGACCAACCAACTGGTTTTCTTTTTGATAGTACAATATTCAATACAAGTGTACTTGATTATTCAATAAAGAATGCTAGTGGTGTAATGACAATTGGTAAACTAAGAATATTATATGATGGAACGAATCCACCAGTTCTTGATAACGATTTTTTAGAAACAGCATCGACGCACGGAATTACATTCTCAGTTGTAGAAGTCAGTGGTGATATTATATTAAGATATAGTAATACATCTTCTGCAACTGCTAAATTTTATTATAATGCAAAACTTTGGAACACGCTAGGTTAAGGGCAATTTGGTCTGAATCACCTAAGGAGCGTCTTCGAAGTTGGAAAAAATTTAGAGAAGAATTAAAAGAATTAAGTAAAGAAGATGCCTTAGACCGGACCGCAATATTATGGGGAACGGTACCGTTGGAAAACAGAACAATTGATCCATATGATTCTACAAGATGGCTCACACCATGGGAGATGATATATGGTAATCACTTTTGTTCTTATAGTCGTGCATTAGGAATATATTATACATTATTATATTCCAACCATAAATTTGAATTAGATATTAATCTAATAGAATGTCAAACATTAAATGACATTATACTTGTCATTATTGTTGATAATAATATAGTATTAAATTATATATTCGATGATGTAGAAGATTGGAACAAAATACAAAAACACTGTCGTATACTACAAAATTTTTATTTAAAATAAGGAACATACAATGAGCATCGAATTACCAACTTTATATCAACAATTTATTCATCTTTCAAGATATTCACGATATAGATATGCAGATACACGGCGCGAAACATGGGTAGAAACAGTTGATAGGTATTTCAATTTTTTCGAAGAACATTTATCTGAACAGTGCAATTTTAAAGTTTCTACACAAGCAAAAAATACATTAAGAAATGCAGTTTTAAATTTAGAAGTAATGCCTTCAATGCGTTGTCTTATGACAGCAGGCGAAGCATTGAAACGAGAAAATGTATCAGGTTATAATTGTTCGTATATTGCAATAGATTCTATACGAGCATTTGACGAAGTTCTTTATGTATTAATGAATGGCACAGGTGTGGGTTTTAGTGTAGAGCGTCAATTTGTAAATTTACTCCCTATTGTTAATGAAGAGTTTTTTGAAACAGATACAACTCTTATTATCTCAGATAGTAAATTGGGATGGGCCAAAGCATTACGTGAATTAATTCACCTATTGTATGCAGGACAAATTCCTCAGTGGGATTTAAGTAGGGTTAGACCTGCAGGCGCGCCTTTAAAAACATTTGGAGGTAGAGCATCGGGTCCACAACCATTAGAAGATTTATTTAGATTTACATCAGAAATTTTTCGTCAAGCTGCTGGTAGAAAATTAACATCATTAGAGTGTCATGACATTGTTTGTAAAATTGCTGAAATAGTAGTAGTGGGTGGTGTGAGGCGTTCTGCGTTAATTAGTTTATCTAATTTAAGTGATGATAGGATGCGTTTAGCAAAATCAGGACAATGGTGGGAACGGAATGTACAACGAGCACTTGCTAATAATTCTGCTTGTTATACTGAACGACCTGACATGGGTATTTTTATGGATGAATGGCAATCTCTTTATGAATCTAAGTCAGGCGAGCGTGGTATTTTTAATAGAGCAGCTGCAAAAGAACAAGCAGGAAAAAGTGGTAGGCGGGATCCTGATTATGACTTTGGTACTAATCCTTGTTCAGAAATAATTTTGAGATCGCGAGAATTTTGTAATTTATCAGAAGTTGTTATTCGTGAAAATGATACAGAAGAAACATTAAAAGAAAAAGTAAAGTTAGCGACTATGTTAGGTACATGGCAATCTACTTTAATTAATTTTAGGTACATAAGTAGAAAATGGACAGAAAGTTGTTATGAAGAACGGCTACTAGGTGTTTCATTAACAGGAATTATGGATTGTAAGTTAACAAACGGCAAAGGAAAAGGTTTAGAAAATTTATTACAGCAATTAAAGCAAGTATCTATAAACACAAATAAAGAAATGTCTAAACTATTAGGCATAAATCAATCAGCTGCTATTACTTGTGTTAAGCCTTCTGGAACAGTGTCACAATTAGTTGATAGTGCTTCTGGTATACATGCACGTCATAATCCTTATTATATTAGGACAATACGTGCAGATAAAAAAGATCCATTAGCAAAAATGATGTTAGAAGCAGGATTTCCTTGTGAACCAGATGTAACAAAACCTGACCATACATTAGTATTTTCTTTTCCTGTTAAAGGACCTCGCAATGGTGTATATAGAAAAGATATGTCTGCTATTGAACAATTAGAACTGTGGAAAATATATCAAGATAATTGGTGTGAGCATAAACCTTCTGTTACTGTATCTGTACAAGAGCACGAATGGATGAATGTGGGATCATGGGTTTATGAACATTTTGATCAAATGTCTGGTGTTTCTTTTTTACCAATGACGGAACATTCATACAGACAAGCACCTTATCAAGACTGTACAAAAGAAGAATATGATAAACTAATGGCCGATATGCCTAAAGATGTAAGTTGGGCAATGTTAAGTGAGTACGAAGAACAAGACATGACTACTGGGGCTCAAGAATTGGCCTGTTCAGCACCCACTGGATGCGAAATAATATAAATACTATCAACCAGGAGAGTAATATATGTGTCCAGCTTGTGTGATACCATGGTTTGTAGTAGCACTAGGTTTAACAGGAACAACGTTTGGCATGTGGCTTGCAGAGCATTCGTGGGTATTTTACACAGCAATAGCATTTAATTTGGCACTAATTGCCTGGGGCGGCTTAAAACTTAAAAAGTATTATGGTAAACATAAAGGATGTGATATCGAATAATGTTAACTGTATATACTTCACCACGGTGCCATCATTGCACCAATGTTAAAGAGTATTTACAAGAACTTGATATATCATATAAAGAAGTAGATATATCTGCAGATCAAGCATCAAAAGATTGGATACTAGAACAAGGACATAGAACAGTACCACAAATTTATCAAGGTAATACGTTAGTAGTAGAAGATGGTGCTACTTCATTGCTTCGGTTGACAAAAGACCAAATAGAAGATATAATAGATAATATCTAATAATGAAATATATAGACTATATTCGTTGGCGGATACAGTTACTAAAACACAAAAATATAACATTATTTCCTATAGAGAAAACAGTAAACAATAGGGAGAAAGGAAATGAAATATTAAAGAACACATCTAAGGAATAAATCACTTCCTTATGCTCGGTGAAAGCCAAAATAGATACCATACCAAGTAGATTTAAAATATAATATAGAATCGCCCGATGATGTTGTAATGACTAGGGCAATATAGAGAAATAAGATAGTTGTACAATACAATAATAAAAAATAGATTATTCTAAGTAGATTATTTAATAAAAGCTTGTTACGCCAGAAGAAACTAAACGTAAGGCGTATAATTTAAAGGGGAGCCATAAAGGCTCCCTTTTTTTACGATAAATAGTTAGGTTGAAAAGGAGAATAAAAATGTCATTACATGATGAAATTATTTCACAATTCGATTCATATATAAATGAATCAGCCAAATTCGAAGAAAAAGGCGTTAAAGCATCTGCGGCGAGAGCCCGCAAAGCACTAGGTGAACTAGGTAAATTAACTAAATCACGTAGAAAAGAAATACAAGAAAAAAAGAGTACGATGTAAATGTTAGTAGAAAAACGTAAGAAAAACGATGTTGTTGCGTTAAAACTTGTAAGTGGCGATGAAATACTCGCCCAATGGGTTGACGATGACGACAATACAATAACATTAAGAAAGCCGTTAGCATTAGCAATGGGACCAGAAGGTGTGGGATTAATACCTATGATGGTGTCATTAGATATTTCAGCAACTCCAAATGTTACATTAAACAAAGATAAAGTTGTTATGATTATATCGCCTAATAAAATGTTAGCAGATTCTTATGTTCAAGCAACAACCGGAATATCATTAGCAACACCTAGTTCTCAAAAAATAATTACATAGGAAACAATTATGTCGGGTAGACCAGTACATAGGATGGGAGATATTAACTCAGGAGGCGGAGCATTGACATTTATTCCTCAAGGAAGTGTTTATGCCAATGATCTTCTTGTATCTGTTGATGGGTCTCGAGGGACCGCGCATCCACCTTGTCCTTATGTTGTAATACATTGTGCTGGTGTCTGGCAAACAACAATGGGAAGGCATACTGTTTATGCTCATGATATTTCTGTTAATTGCGAAGGCGATCCAGATTCTTGCGGCCATATTAGAATAATGGGAAGTCCTAATGTTTTTGCAGAAGATATAAGTTATTAAAGGTATGGCTATCATAGATAGTACATAGGAGAAATTAATTAATGCCAGTAGGAAGTAAATCAGGTGGTGCAGTTTTTAGTAATTTACAAAAAATTAAATCATCACAAGATGCTCTCTTAAATAAGAAAATGCCCGATTTAAGTGGTGTTATTGCGGCTAGTGCTGACGGAAATTTACGTCTTGTTTGTAATGCACAACTACCCAAAACTCTTAAAGATATTATATGTGCTATTTTAGCAGGAGAACTTAAAAATCCATTTGAAGGCCAATTGCTTTGTTTAGAAATTGCTTTGGATAATC